CTAAAAGATGCTGGGTGCACTGATGTTGATTATATGCTTTATAAATTAGGAGATATTGAGAAGCTGGATATAGAAAAGGAATTAGATAATAAAGTTAAAGAACTCACTGAAAATAATACTTCATTTTTCCAAACTAAAGATGCGGAAACAAATAAACAAGATCCTAAAGTAATAGCTAATAAATTAACTGATGGTTCTCCAACTGATACAAACGATAATATAGCCAGTGTTTTCGCTGGTGCTTTAAATGGCAATATTTAATTAAAAGGAGATGGATAAATAATGGCAAATTTATTACAATATTCAACTATATTTCAAAACGAACTAGATAAAATAGCGGTGCAAGAAATGGTTACTGGCTGGATGGACAGTAATGCTGGACAGGTTAAATACACAGGCGGTAAAGAAGTAAAGATACCTAAACTATCTGTAGATGGATTAGCAGACTATGGAAGAGAAGGTAATACTGGATTTATAGGCGGAGACGTTACTTTTGAGTATGAAACTAAGACAATGACACAAGACAGAGGTAGGGGATTCTCTATTGATGCTAATGACGTAGACGAAACTGGCTTCGTTGTAACCGCTGGTAATATCATGGGAGAATTCCAAAGAACAAAAGTTATTCCTGAAATAGATGCTTATAGACTTTCTAAATTATCATCTTTAGCTAAGGAAGAGAATAAAAAATATTCTTATGAACCTTCTAAGGCAACAATAATTGAAGAAATCAAATTAGGTATTAAAAAGATAAGACAACAGGGTTACAATGGATCATTAATTATACACATAACTTATGATGCAATGATGGAGGTTGAGCTTGCAATGCTAGGTAAGATTTCTAGTGTTGATTTTTCAAAAGGCGGATTAAATACTAAAACTCCTGCAATAGATGGATGCCCTCTAATCGAAACACCAGAAAATAGAATGTATTCAGCAATTCAATTATATGATGGTAAAACAGAAGGACAAAAGCAAGGGGGATATGTTAAAGGAATAAAAGGAATACAAATGAACTTTATTGTAATGCCTAGAACAACTCCAATTGCAATTACTAAACAAGATAATATGAGAATATTTGATCCACAAACTAATCAAAAAGCTAACGCTTGGGCTATGGACTATAGAAGATACCATGACTTATGGGTAAAAGATAATACAGCTGATTCAATTTATATCAACTATAAGGAGGCTAAAGTAGAGTAATGTATAGATTAATAAGAGATAACGTAGAGCATGTTGTAAATGATGAATACATCAGAGATAAGTTAATAAAACAAGGATATAAATTAATAGAAGAAACTCAAAATGTTCAAGAAGATTTAAAAAAATTAAATGAACTAACAATTGAGGAATTGAAAGAATTAGCTAAAGGAAAGGGAATTGAAGGTATATCAAAATTAAAAAAAGATGAACTTATAGAAGTGTTAGAGGGTAGTGAGTAAGCTACTCTCTTTTAAAAGAGGTGGATATATGATTATATCTTTAGAAGAAGCTAAGAGAATTTTAAAAATAGATAATGATAGTGAAGATGAAGATATAAAGGACGATTTAGATGCACTTGAAATTATGATAAGAAATAAAACAAATAACAATTTTCAAGACAGAAAGATAAGAGTCAGAGGTAATTTTTTATTTGAAAATAATAAGATAATGGGAATTGATTTTTTATCATATGGATTTAGAAAAGATAACACCATAGAAATAAATGATAGTCTTTTAAACAATGGTCTTTATACTGTAATAAATGTAGATGCAAATAGTATTTCGGTAGATAAGCAATTAGAGTATGAACAGAGCTTACAAACTATGATAACTAAAGTTTTATACCCATTAGATATTAAAAGAGGATTTAAAAAGTTATTAAAATATGATAATAAAATGGCTGATAAGATAGGTATTAAAAGTGAAACTATAGCCAGAGTATCCACTACTTACTTTGATATGGGAAATAACGAGAGTGTAGAAGGCTATCCAGCAGCATTATTAAAATTCCTAGATAAATATAAAAAGTTGAGGTGGTCATAATGGATACATCAAGAGTATTATCTTTTTCAGTTATGGGGATTACTAAAAAAGATAATGGTATAGGTGGATTCATGGAAGAAGAAGGAGAGTTATTTAAAGTACTAGGATTTTTAGACTTACTAAGTGGAGATGAAACAAATACAAATAATGCTTTTATCCAGGAATCTTCTCATATTCTTATAACAGATTTTAGAGAAGATATAAATACTAAGTATTGGATAGTTGATAGTAAAAATAATAAATATGATATAACTTTAGTTGATGATCCAGTATCCATGCATGACCATTTAGAAATATATTTAAAATTTATAGGCGAGTATAATGTCCAGTAATTTTAAAGATAATTCAAGAGCCTGTAAAAATGCTATAAAAATGGCTAACATAAAGTGGCTTAAAGCTGCTGCATTAGTAATACAAAGTCAAGCTAAGGCATTGGTTCCAGTAGATACTTCTAATTTAAAGACAAGTATAGATCATAAAATACAAGTGTCTAAATTGGAAGCTTACATTGGCACAAACTGCGATTATGCCATATATGTTGAATTTGGAACAGGGGAATTTGCAGAGAATGGTCAAGGGCGCAAAGGAGGTTGGGTTTATATAAACACCGAAGGTAAAGCAGTGTTTACTAGAGGGATGAAACCACAACCTTATTTAAGACCAGCATATAGGGCAAATAAAGAAGCTTTAAGACAATTATTAAATAAATATTTAAGAGAAATAAGGTGATAGAATGTTACCTTTTTTAAAAGAACTAACTAAAGAATTTAAAAAAGTATGTAATGAAAGTTATATAGAAATTAATACAGCTGAAAAAGTTATATATCCATATTTAACCTTCTCTTATTCTAGTGAACAACTAGAAAATACAAGAGAAGGTTTTTACATTGATGTAGATATATTTGATAATTGTGGTTCTAATACATTGAGATTAGAGCAACTTACAGAAGACATAAGAAAACATTTTTTAAGAACAAATATATTAACTGATAAAGTATTATTGCAATTTAAAATTATGAGTAGAAGGATTATACCCACTACAAACGAACAGATAAAAAGAAGATGGTTACAATTATATATTAAAGTTGATTGGAGGTAATAAAATGGGATTACAAACTACAGGATATACTAAATCCACCCCACAATATTATTGGGTAGATGCTGGGGCTGTATATAAAAATCTTAAATACAATAAGGAAACTAAAGAGTGGGAAGGAACATTATTAGGTGCTACATCAGATGGAAATAAAGTAACTATAGAACAAGAGTATAGAACTATAGAAGTAGATGGAGTATTCGTAGAGGCAGTTGGTCAAAAAGTTCTAAAAAGTTCTAAGGCAGAATTAGAGATAAATGTAAAAGAAGTAACAGCAGAAAATATAAGACTAGCCATAAATGGTGTTGTAAGAGATGTAGGTGAAGAAGAAGCGCCTACAGGTTATAAAGTAGTAGAAGGAAAAGGTAAGTTAGAAAATAGTGATTATATAGATAGTTTAGCCTTAGTAGGAACTATTACAGGATCAACTCAGCCTGTAATAGTTGTTTTAGATAATGCACTTTGTACTTCTGGACTTGATACTGAAACAAAAGATGATGAAGAAGCGGTATTAAAAATGAAATTTGAAGCGCATGCAAATGCTGAACAGGTTGCAGATAGAAAGTTACCAGCTAGAATATATTTTCCACCAATACCAGAAACACCAGTAGTACCAGAGCCTTAAAATAGGCTCTTTTTATTTTAATAATTATAGGAGGAATGAACATGGAAAATAAATTAGAAATGAGAAAATTGGGTGGTCAAGATACATTTTTAATGTTAAAGATAATGTCTAAGACAGGGGCTAAGGATGGAATAAAAGAATTTTTTAAGAAACAGGGAAATTTTAAAAAAGGTAAAAAAACAGAGTCAGAATATCAAAAGATAGGAATTGAAGTAATTTTGGATATTACTGATACTGTAATGTGTAACTTAGATAATGCTAAAGATGACATTAATAAGTTATTGGCAAATTTATGTAATACTACAATAAAAGAAATAGAAAAATTGGATTTCTTAGAATACAATACTTTAATTATGGATTTTTTCAAAAAGGAAGAATTGAAAAATTTTTTCAAAGTTATATTCTCATCATTTCAATAGGTGAGAATAAGTTTAAGGATATTTTATATAAAAGATATAGTAATCCGTTAGAACTCTTGTCCGGTATGGATTTTGGGGAACTAACGGATTTTATTTTGTACTTAATCGAAGAACAGAGAGAGGAAGATTTGTGGCAAATATGGTTACACAAATGGATAGAAAAAGATTTTGAAGAGTGGAAAGAAGAAATTAATTCTAAAAATGTAGTAATTAATAAAAAGCTAAGTGAAGAGGAAGAAAGGGGAAATATTGATAAAGCTGAAAGAATTTTAGGAAGAGTAAAAAATAAGTAAGGAGGTGAATTGATGGAGTTATTCACCTTATTTGGGAAAATAGCTGTAAATGATAAAGATGCTAATAAAAGTATAGACAGTGTAACAGGTAAAGCAAAACAGTCTGAAAGTGTTATGGGAAAAGCCTTTTCTAATATAGGTAAAGTGGTTGCTGGGGCCTTTACAGTAGGAGCAATAGCAACATTTGAAAAGAAAATTGTTTCCACTTATGCTACTTATGATGACCAAATGAGAAAAGTTCAGGCTGTTAGTGGAGCAACTGGGAAACAGTTTATGGAACTAAGGTCAAAAGCAGAGGAACTTGGCGCAAAAACTAGATTTAGCGCTACAGAAGCTGGAGAAGGAATGGAAATGCTAGCTAGAGCAGGTTGGAAAACTGGTGACATCATGAAAGGGATAGGACCAGTTTTAAATTTTGCTACTGCTAATGCTATTGATCTTGGTCAGGCTGCTGGAATAGTATCGGATGGACTTTCACAATTTGGGCTAAAAGCTAAAGACACAACTATGTTTACAGATGTTCTAAGTGCTACTGCCGCAGCGGCAAACACAGATATAGGATTGCTAGGTGAAACTTTTAAATATGTAGGTCCAGTAGCTGGTAGTTTAGGATACAAACTTCAAGATGTTTCTGTGGCTATAGGACTTATGGCGAACAAAGGTATTAAAGGAAGTCAGGCTGGTACTTCTCTTAGAAGTGCATTAACAAGACTTGCTAACCCTACTGGAGATAGTGCTAAGCTGATGAAAGAATTGGGTATTAGCATTACAGATAGTACTGGAAAAGTAAAACCTTTTAATGCTTTAATGCAAGAATTAAGAGGCAAGTTTAGTAAATTAAGCGACGCCCAAAAGGCACAATACGCAAGTACGATATTTGGACAAGAAGCTATGTCTGGGATGCTTGCAGTTGTAAATTCTAGTGATGAAGAATTTAATAAAATGACTAAGGCTATAGCTGAATCAAGTGGTCAAACACAAAAAATGGCTAACACTATGGACGGTGGACTCGGTGGAGCTTTAGCAAATGTACAGAGTGCATGGGAAGGCTTATTGATAAAACTTGGAGAAATGCAAGATGGACCCTTGGTTGATGGATTAAATGGTCTAGCAAAAATACTTCAAGGGTTACCAAATGAAATTCAATATGTTAGTAATAAATTTAAGGAGTTTACTAATTTTCTAAAAGAACATGAAACAGCTATAAAGACTATAGGGATAATTTTTGGAACAATTATGACAGGATTTGTGCTTAATTCATTAAAATTAAAGATAGCCGAAAAAGGCGTATTAGCATTTATTAAAAGTTTTGGATTGGTAAAAAATATAGGGCCTATGTTAAAAGGAGTAGGAACAGTATTTACATTTTTAACTACCTCTGTTGGATTAGTTACAATAGGTGTTGCTGCATTTGCAGCAGCAGCTTATTTGATTTATAAAAATTGGGATAAGATAGGACCTTGGCTAAAAAATCAGTGGGAGTTTATAAAAAACACCGCGAGTGATGTTTGGAATGGTATTAAAGAAATAGTATTCAACGTTGTAGAAAGTGTAGTTCAATTCATTCAAGATGTTTGGGGTGGCTTAGTAAATATAGTAAATACAGTATTTACTGCGGTTGGTAATGCAATAAGTACCGCATGGAACTTCATAAAAACTATTTTTACCGTAGCATTATTAGCAATTAAATTTGTTGTGCAAACAGGATTTGCGTTAATAGTTACTATAATAAGAGTACCTTTAGAACTTATAAAAGCATTGTTTCAAACTATTTGGAATTTCATAGGTGGATATGTAATGAATGTTATAAATACTATAGTAACATTTATAACAACCGCTTGGAATAATGTAGTTACCGTTACAAGTACAGTATTTAACGCTGTAGCAAACGTAGTTAGTACTATATGGAACGCTATATATGGAGTTATAGCGGGGGTAGTTGGTACTGTAGCAGGTTATGTATCTAGTATTTGGGCTACTATAGTAGCTTATACTACAACTTACTTTAATGCCGCAAAAGTAGT